AGAGCGATGCGACCCGATCGCCAACGCGCGTAACCCAGAGTTTACGTTCATGCGGAAGTGGGCAGCACGCCAGTTCCAGCTCGATTGGAACGACGTAGGTTGCGGTGAGAATGTCGCGGCAGTGGATTATCTTCGGGGCAGGGGGGGAGGCGGTAGGGGCTCTGGGGAGTGGTATCCTGGGCATCAGGCTATGGTGTCGCAGATAGAGGCCAGAGGCCGCCTGGAGGGCGCCATGGCCTTCCTGGGGGCATTTGCGCCGGGGGTGTGCCGCGTGGTTCTGGACGGCGTGCCGATCTCGGCATGGGTGCTGGAAGCGGACCCGCCGTCAACCGTGGCCGCCGGCGTGGCATGGATTGCGCTGGCGCTGGATCGGTTGGTGTTGTTCTACGATCCGCCGTCGCCGTCAAAGCGGCCGGTGATCAGGACGATTGGGCCGCCGCGGGCGGATTATACGACGGAGGTTGGAGATGAGATTGATTGATCTGATAAGTGCTAAATTCTACGGGCGCCGCTTCAGCCGATTGCAAAGCGAGTTGGAAACTGCGCTCGGTGCTTTGGACCACATCGCTGCATCCAAAAATGAAAGTCAGGAATATCTGACGGGTTATGCCATCGGTGCGGCGGAAATGATCCGACAAAGCATGAATTGCGGAGGATTAAAGTGGTGGTGATGAGCTTGGTTGATCAGATGGTGCTGGCGATCGGGGAACACGAGTTTCTCCTCGACCTGGGAACGGAGGAGCTTGAGGACATTGCGCGGATTGCGCTTGCGGCCATCAGAGTGCCGACTGAGGCGATGGTTCTTGCCGCGTTTCGTCACAGGGGGACGGGCGACATGGTTTGGCAAGCGATGATCGATGCGGCTTTGCGCGAATGATATCTACCAGTGACTTACGGGATTTGGCCGTAACCTATGGCAGGTACGACTCGGCTGGTATCGCGCTGAATGAGGCCGCTGACGAAATCGACCGCCTACGCGCTATCCTGGATGACCCTACAGCCAAGTCGATGCATCAATTGGGAATGGCGTTGATCGCTAGCACCAAGCGACCTGTCGAATGATTTCAACCACCTCTTGCGCTGTGACTTTTGATATGCCAACATACGTCAGGCTGGACTTGTCGTGCCATGGGCGTGATGTGTCTAAATCAACGGGTCGCCTGTGGCGGCTAGAACCCATGGCGGGGCGACGTGGGATGCCAGTCCATGTGTGTCGCCGGATATTTCCCCCAAATTGTGTGAATGTTCTATGACTGAGCGCGGGCGTCCATCCGATTACCGCGAGGAATACAACGAGCAAGCCAGGAAGCTGTGTCTGCTCGGTGCTACCGACGTTCAGTTGGCGGATTTCTTCGGAACATCCGAGGTAACGCTTAACGCTTGGAAGAGCGCTCACCCAGATTTTCTTAAGTCCATGGAGAGCGGGAAGATCACCGCCGACGCTGAAGTCGCGGCTTCAATGTATCACCGCGCGAAGGGTTACTCACACGACGCCGTGAAGATATTCATGCCGGCTGGGTCTGATGAGCCTGTTTACGCTCCGTACACCGAGCACTATCCTCCCGACACCACTGCTGGATTTAGATGGCTTCAAAATCGTCAATCTAAGCTATGGCGTGGGGATCGGGTGGAAGTATCTGGTCCCGGTGGCGGTCCTGTCCAGAACGTGACGGTTGTAACGACGGACCCGGTCGAGGCGGCGAAAGTCTACGCTAAACTGATGGGTGGGGAGTGATGAGCGATCCTAGAAGCATGGTTATTGCTCGATATCCGAATGCAGTTTGCGTGCCATGGGCATGTGTCAGGCATGGCCCACTTGCGGAAGAGAGAGCGATAACTGCCGAAGTTCCAGCAGGAACTAGATTGCTTGGGCTTGGCGGTAACGAAGCTGCCGCGTGGGTGGATGCGTCGGTTTCTATGGCGCTTTAATGGAGTGACTGCCGCCGATGTTGACGTTTGAAGAGGCTTGTAACCGATACCGCCGTGAAACTATCAATGCTACTTTAGCTAAGCGCAAGCTTGGCGATCTGCGCAAGAAAGAAGACATGGAAGACCAAGCGACTATGGATGCGATCGAGAAGATGTTCATTGGTCACGGCATTCCTTCGCCCGGTGAAGTTAGGATTGTTGCCTCCGGTTCTGGAGGCGGTGGTGCGCCCCCGCCGATGTCTGGCATGAGTCTGGGGTTCAGGCGGTCACCTGAGTTCCAGTTCTCCGTGGGGGCCGCCCAGCCAACATCCACTCGTCCCATCCCCCTGTCAGCCCTGCGCCACCAACAGCAACGGATCGGGCTGTTCGTACCGCGGTGAGCCGTGATATGGCAGTCATTTGGGGTATCAAGCGCCGCACCGGCCTACGCGAGACCCGATCAGTAGAGGTAGTGCTGCGGCGCGAGGATGGCTGCCCCCGCACATTCACAGACTTGGCCGAAGCGCAGATAGTGGCATCCAGGCTCACGGACGCGTCTCCTGCATCCCACTATTGGGCATTCCCTATCGATGGCTACAATGCACAACGAGGGAGACGGCCACGGGTCGTGCATGTGCTGGATCGTATTGGGAAGTTCATTGCGGACGACGGGGAAGTCGCCGATAAGAATCTGTTCGCGCCGCGGTGATGTCAGACCTTGTGACAATCTATCTCGATTGGAAGACTGCCAGAATGGTGGCTTGGGCCTGTATCGTTCTCTCTGAGCTTGAAGATACGGATGGAAATGATAGAGGTGTTCTTCAGCTTGCCTCCGCCGCGATCATGCGTTCCATAACGGCCGATGACGACCACCCTAGACTTCCGCAACCCTGACTACATCCAGGTATTCCAGGAGCGGTTGGACCGCATCGCCAAAATCCGTGCAAATCCGTCGATGCTCCCGTTCCTCAAGACGCACTACAAGAACCATCCCGTTGATTTCATTAACGACTGGGGGTGCACAACAGATCCCCGCAATGTCGATATTGATCTTCCAGTTGTAATTCCGTTCATCCTTTTCCCGCGCCAGGTCGAGTGGATCGAGTGGGTGATGGAAAGCTGGCGTGCGCGCCGGCCTGGCGTGACGGCGAAATCTCGGGAGTCCGGCGTTTCGTGGATGGCGATAGCGCTGTCATGCACGCTATGTTTGTTTAACGATTATATGGTGATAGGGTTCGGATCACGCAAAGCGGAGTTTGTCGATAAACTTGGTGCTCCAAAATCTCTGTTCTGGAAAGCGCGTGAGTTTATGGCGTTGTTGCCGAAGGAATTCAGAGGGACCTGGACGCGGGCGGGTTGTCCGGAGATGCGGATAAAGTTCCCGGACACTGGTTCCGTTATGCAGGGTGAAGCCGGGGACGATATAGGCCGCGGGGATCGAGCCTCGCTCTATTTTGTCGATGAAGCGGCGCATCTGGAACACCCTGAGTTGGCGGACCGAGCGCTTTCGTCTACCACGAACTGCCGTATGGACGTATCGACAGCCCACGGACTAGGAAATCCATTTCATCGCAAGGTAACGGAGTGGCCTGCTGAGCGGGTATTTCGATTTCATTGGACCCACGATCCTCGAAAAGATATGGCGTGGTATGAGAAGCAGGTAGAGGAGTCTGATCCGGTAACGATAGCGCAGGAAATAGACATTGATTTTTCTGCATCTGTCGAGGGCAGGCTGATCCCCAGTGCTTGGGTAATGGCTGCGGTAGACGCGCACTTGGTCCTAGGCATCACGCCAACTGGCGCGCGTGCCGGAGCGCTGGACGTAGCGGACGAGGGTAAGGATAAAAACGCTTTCTGCGGTTCTCATGGTGTGCTGATCGACCACATGGAAGAGTGGTCCGGTAAGGGCGATGACATCTTTGGGACTGTGCAGCGTACATTTGGGATCTGCACCGTCGAGGGATATCCTGAGTTCCGCTATGACGCCGATGGACTTGGCGCTGGCGTCCGCGGCGATGCTCGTATCATTAACGAAGTCCGGGTTCCGAAGATCACGGTCATTCCGTTTCGTGGTTCCGGGCCGGTTCATGATCCTGAAGGTGAGATGGTCAAGGGACGGAAGAACAAGGATTTCTTCTCCAACGCCAAAGCACAGTCGTGGTGGTCACTCCGGGAACGTTTCCAGCGGACGTATCGGTGGGTCAAAGAGGGCGTGAAGTGCAATCCTGATTCGATCATCTCGATATCTGGGAAGCTGACGAATGTTGGTAAGTTGATTGTTGAATTGTCGCAACCGACTTACACGGTGAATCAGGTTGGCAAGATCGTGATAGACAAGGCGCCTGAGGGGACTAAGTCCCCGAACCTTGCAGATGCGGTGATGATCCGGTTCTGCGTTGGGCACCGGCCGATGCGGATTAGCACGGAAGCGCTGGAGAGAATGGGGATACGGGTGTAATGGAGTTGCCAGTTCCGTCGCGATTAAGCCCCGAAGCGATTGCCGATGCCATTGCTGCATCGAGGCTCCCGAACTCAGTAGATTTTATTTCTGGATTCGGGATCAGGCAGTGCATCGGGTGACGAAAATTCCCACGTTCGTTATCAATAGCGATGGTGTCCTGGTCGATGTCTATCTCAAGGGCGATGATGAAATCACCACTGAGATGATGGATGCTGGTAAGGCAGCGGCTTTAAAGGCCATCAACACATTTGAGATCGGAAACGCCTCATATTTGGCAATGAAGGTATATAAGGCCATGCGGCTGGCTAAGAGGAACGCAGAGTAACAAAACCGTTGTGTTTCACTCACGGTTCTGTAATCAGCCACTCACGGAATATTACGTTTACTCAAGCCTGACTTGCCTCCATATACAGATCACCGCTCGCAGCCACGATGCGGAGAAAGCGCGATGCACATTCCGCCCCTTCATCGGCCCGGTGTGATGCATTCGCATCCCCCTTATCGCGCGGGCGTGGCTGGCCGGCCGGTGAAGACTATCTATTGCTAAAGGACCAACACAACATCGCCACACCGCTCCACGTCACGGTACGTCACATCACACCACCCCACATCACGCCACAGCACAACACAACATCTTCACGTCACTCCCCATCACGGCACGCCGCGGCACCACACCCTACGCCACAACACAGGACAACAAACATGCAGGCATCAGTAGCGACACTAACGCTCACGGGGATTGCCCCCTACACCCAGTCTCATCAGCACGAGGACCCCAAACTCCAAGGGGAAACCCACGATAACTATGACCTCAGGACTTGGCGATCGAAGTTGACTACGGAGGAGCGAGACGGCAAATCCACCGTTGTCATTCCGGCGCACGGGCTGCAACAGGCTATCGCAGCAGCGGCGAAATATTCGAAGTTGCAAATTCCCGGCCAAGGTAAGGCGACATGGACGGCCAAGTTCACGGCGGGGATTATGCTGATTGAGAACCCCAGTCTTGGGATCGACCCAGAAACCGTCAAGAGCATCACGATCAGCGCCAATGCGGACGGTGTCCGTGGCAGCGGCAAACGCGTGACGCGGCGGTTCCCATCCATGCCGGCGGGCTGGTCAACAACGTTCGAAGTTTATATTCTTGATCCGATCATCACTCAGCAGGTGTTCACCGAGATGGTGGATCTGGCGGGGATGTTCATCGGCGTCGGTCAGTTCCGACCGGAGAAGGGCGGGACGAACGGCCGGTTTAAGATTGAGAAGCTGATTTGGGCTGACAATCGCGAGATGATGGCAGCCTGATAGACTGAAGCAACACATCACGTCACTCCGCCGCACAACACTGCTCCGCACGCCACCGCACCCGACCGCACAACACTCCACGCCACGGCACACCACGGCACGACACAAACCAATAAGGACTTCTCAATGCCATTCGCTAGAGACATCCACCCCGACACCAGACTCCTTGCTGACGCCCTCTCAGCCGTCCAGCGGGGTGAAGTTATAACCCTAGACGAGATGTCCAAGGTTATTGATCGCAATATCCGCGCTTGCCGTTATCTGTTTTACAGCGCTCAGAAGATTGCTCAACGCGAGTCCGGCGCGCTATTTGCCACCGAACGGCACAAAGGATATCGGCGCTTGACGACGGAGGAGTTCCCCATCATAGGGCAAACTGCTCGCGCTAGCATTCGCGGCACGTCGCTGCGGGCGAAGAAATCGCTGGCCCAAGGTCTCGCTGGATTGAACGATATCGATCCGGCTGTCCATCGCAAGATTATGGCGGAGCAGTCGGTACTAGGGCTGTTGCATCACATCACTTTTGACAAGCATTTGCCACCGATTCCGGAGAAGGCAAACCGTCCTCTATCGGTGGCCGCTACGGCTAAGGCGTTTCTGCGCAGCATCGGAAGCCTTGCGGCGTAGGATGACAAAGGAGGCGTTTGATAAGATCGCCGAAGGTCTAAATGATGCTCTGGAGATCGTTAGAGCCATGCCGATGACCTGGAATTATCGTATCATCAAGCACGATGGTGCAGACTGTGCGGGCCATGAATGGTTTGCCTTGCACGAGGTCTACACGGATAACGGCAAGATGTCTTGGAGTGAAGACCCTATTTCGTTTGTGTGCGACGTGGAAGAAGGTCCGGATGGGGTTATCAAATCCCTCGAATTGGCTCTTTCCGACGCGCGCACTAGACCAGTTCTGCTGATGAGCGAGTTGATGGCGCAACCTGACCGACACACAGGTTCAAGCTTCGACTCCTTCCTTGAGGAAGAGAAGACGTCTCCCATGACCGAGGCGCAGTTGGATGCCTATCTTGCTGACCCTGAACGCGGCGCAACCTGAACTGGATGCGCTATGAGAGCCCTGCGCCGCCATCAGGCCCAAAGCCACATGAGGCGCCGGCTGAAGGAAGACCGCAATCAGCATTACGACGACTTGAAGTGCGCGTGTTGGACCGATCCGCGCGTCATGGCTCGTTTCAAGGAACAGCCCCAGATGTGCAGCTTCCACTGCTGCGGCAATCAACGGCGATGGGGAAAAGGCCAGGGCAAACTGACGATGCAGGAACGCCGGCAGACTGACCTACCTGACTTTCAGACAGTGTTGCGTCAGATCGGCGAGCGCGTGCTTTGCCGCGACCGTGGCATTCCCGTATCCGGATTGGATAGCGAGCTTGAACGGCTGGGCGCCATGGCGTTGCCTGTAGCGGTGCCGACGAACGCTGAACTTGATGCATCTACCTAAGGACTGAACGCTAATGCTGAACTGGATGCAGGAGCGCGTCCGGTGGTGGCTTGGCATCACGAAGAAAAGGCCAGAACCACAACCGCGCACTGAACCTCGCGCGGCACAAGACTCACGCCGGCCGATGCGGATTTCCGCCGAAGCTCTCGCCATGTCGCGGCGCACAGCCAATGTCGCCGAGGATTATCGGCCAGCGGTGCCACCAGTTGGCGTAGTGCCACCAAACACGCGCCCGATGGCTTTGGACGATTCCGCGTTAGGAATGTTCAACGGAAACTTAGGCTTAGCGTTCGGCTTTGGCCGGTGGCTTGGGTTTCCATATTTAGCCGAACTGACGCAAATACCGGAAATTCGGGTAATCTGCGAGACGATAGCGCGGGAAATGACCAGAAAGTGGGTCAAGCTCAACGCGACTGGCGATGATGATAAAAGCGACAAAATTCGGGTTATCGAGGATCAGCTAAAGCTCCACAAAATCCAGGACAAGTTCCGACGTCTGTCCGAATTGGATGGAGAAGCAGGTCGCGGCCACCTATTCATCGACGTTGGTGTTACAGGTGATTTGCTTCAAGTTCCGCTGTATTTGCAGCCGCAAACTATCAAGAAAGGCTCGCTCAAAGCGTTTCGTGTCATCGAACCGATGTGGGTTTATCCAGACAAATACAACGCCCAAAACCCACTCGACGAGAATTTTTACCGGCCAGAGACGTGGTTCGTGATGGCACAGCGGGTCCACAGGACGCGGCTGATACCATTCGTGTCCCGTGAAATGCCAAACATGCTGCGACCGGCATATTCGTTCGGCGGCCTGTCCATGTCGCAAATGATTTTGGAATCGGTGAATTCCTGGCACCAGACGCGGGATAGTGTCGCGAAGCTTATTAAGAATTTCTCGACGTCGGTGCTGAAGACCGACATGGATTCCGCATTGGAGTCTGGCTCGGGCGCTGATTTGGCACACCGAGCCAAATTATTCACGCAATACCGGGACAATGATGGTCTGTTCATTCTCCATCGGACCGAAGAGTTTGACAACGTTTCCGCCCCTCTCGGCACGCTGGATCATCTCCAGGCGCAGTCTCAAGAGCACATATGCAGCATTGCAGGCATGCCACTAGTTGTCTTTACAGGTCTTTCTCCAAGCGGCTTGAACGCATCATCGGAGGGTGAACTCCAAGTCTGGGCACAGCGCGTGCATTCGATGCAGGAGCACCTGTTCAACGATCCGCTCAAGACCGTTATCGATGTGATCCAACTTGACCAGTTCGGCGTAATCGATCCGGAGATCACCTTCGAATTCGAGCCGCTTAAGGAAGCGAGCGAAGAGGATATGGGCAAAGCTGACAAGAACGATGCCGAGATTGATGCGATCTACGTCAACGCCGGCGTGATCAGTCCGGACGAGATGCGGCAGAAGCTGGCGGCCCAGCCTGACAGCCCGTATGCTGGGATTGACCTGTCGGCGCCGGCACCTGAGCCGCCTGAGATGGAGGCGGACCCGCTGGGTGGCTTGGGTGGTGGCGAAGGTGGTGAAACGGACAACGAGGAGCGCCCATGAACGAGCCGTTTTTATCAGCGATCTGGAGTACCAACCTGCCAATGCCGCCCTGCGCCAAGCCATCGCCGCGTTCGCAGTTCGTTACTGAGTTCGCGTTTGGCGATCAGGTGCAGATCGACGGGGATCACGATCTGAAAGGACGCGTGACGGGATTTTGGTGGACTGCCCAGGAAGTCCATACGATCGAGGTTACGTGGTTGGCTAATGGCGATGTCAAAACGGCATGGTTTTCGGGTTGGCGCTTGACTCGGCCGTAATAAGGTGTCGATATGATAAACGGAAGCGCAGCCGGCCACATATTCGTCAATGGCGTTTGCGTATGCGGGCGCCGATTCGTTGATATTCAGTACTACAACGAATCGCACGTTGATCAGCAAGATATCGCTCACACTGGCCATCTAACCGCCTCCGAAGCACGGTCGATAGCCGATCTGAAGGCGTTGCAGGATAAGGTTTACGAACTGGTTTTGGCATGACCATATTGGAAGATATTATAGCTGTGCTCCAAAGAGAATGCTAGGATATGTGGAGATTGTGGTGAAGGCGAATATCGTGGGGCAATGGGTGCTCTGAATAGGGTTGAAGAGCTTTTGGGTCATGCTTTGACAAAAGACGACGAGTTCTAGGGTGTTTAGAATATGAGCCGGATGACGGAAGCCTTTATCTGCGTTTCTCCGCGCGGCAATCTGATTCGTGACACGATCAGATCTGACTCGGACGAAGCTTGGCGCGTGCTGCGTGCCGCGGTTACGCAACCAGATATGCTGATTGATGCGGGCTGGACGGTGCATCGGATGTCCTGCGTGGTGGGTAAGCCGGTGTCTTGTCACGCTTAACGAAGCCCGCGCATGCTACCTGCCGGTGGGGGTGTCAGGTAGGTGATGGTGGCCCGCGCAAGCGCCAGATCAGGAGAAGGCGAGGCGTCAAGATACTGCTGAATGATGTCTTGCACCACTAGATTGACAGACTTTCTGCGCTGGAGTGCCTCTAGCCTAAGTCCTGCAATCTGTTCGTCAGTCAAACCGATACCAGCCCCAGGGCCACTCGGGCGCCTTTCGATGTTCTGGTATTCAATGCCGCATGTGACTAAAATACGAATAGCTTCGGAGATACTATCAATATCATCTCGGTTCTGTTGGTAGAATTCTTCAATCCATGAAATCATCTGGTCATCAGTATGAAACCTGATCTCTCGGTTGCTTATCCCTCCTCTATACGTATCTATCAGACGTCGAACTGCATCGGAGAATGATATTCCAATTATCTCAGCCTCTGACTTGAGATACTCCGCCTGAGGTCCGGTGAATGTAACCGTCTGTTTGTGAGATGCTGACATGAGCACCACATTATCACCACAGCGGCGCCGGGTCAAGATAGGTGCCCCGATCCTGCCCAATGCAGGGAATGCTGCGGCCTATCGCAAGGAATTGGAAAAACTTATTTCGGCTATGAATCGCAGTCTCGAATACTGGCTCATAGCTCGTTGGCGTGACCGCCCCCCATCCTTGGCGATGGACGAAGTTCTGATCGGCGGACACGGCTGGATTGGACTGCTGCGCCGGTCCATGCGGCAACTCGCCAAGCGATGGCAGAGCCGGTTCGATGAGGCTGCTCCAAAGCTGGCCGCACACTTCGCCATGCGTGCCGAGGAGCGGTCTACGAAGCGCTTGGCGGCGATCCTGGATGATGCCGGGATGACGGTGAACTTCCGGGTTACACCGCGGGTGCGCACGGCCATGGGGGCAGCTGTGACAGAGAATGTTGGACTGATCAAGTCGATCGCGAGTGAGCACCTCACTGATATCGAGGGGATCGTGATGCGCAGCGCGGCGCTTGGTCGCGACCTGGAGACGATGGCGACGGAGCTGCGGGCGCGGTTTGATGTGCCGAAACGGCGGGCGGCCTTTATAAGCCTGGACCAGAACAACAAGATGAGCGCCGTCATTACGAAGGTGCGGCAAACCGAAGCGGGGATCACCACCGCTGTCTGGGTTCATTCGCATGCTGGTAAGGTGCCGCGCCCCGAGCACCTTGCTTTCAGCCGGGGGCAGTTGGGCGGACCCGAATACGATGTGACGAAGGGCGCGTACCTCGAAGGCGTTTGGACGTGGCCGGGCCACGAAATCAATTGTCGTTGCTTCAGCCGGCCTGTTCTGCCTGGGTTTTAATGCTCCCTGTCCAGCCTCCCGCATCCGTTTGTAATCCGATAGCGAGCCGGGACATCTGGCCGCTAACTGCATGCAGACACCAGATAGAACGCGGTAAGGCGGCTGGAAAGGTTAGTCGCTTTTCGTGGTTAACTTTGTGGCGAAAGTAGTCAGCAAATCAACCATTTGTTCGATCCGCATCACGGTATTAGTGTTAACCCGTAGGTTATCCAGCGCCAGCGCGGTATCGTACAAATCCTTGTTGATATTGCGGACTTTGGCGATGAGCGCAAGTTCGGATGCATTGTCGTATATCATCGGGGTTTCCGGCCAGCGAGGTTTAATCAACAGTCGCGACTTCACATTCCGGAACGTCTACTTCCTCTGGATCGTCCGCGTCCATGATGTACCGGAACCGTATGTCTTCCTTTAAATCTTCAAGCAAGGTCCAGCGTGCGGTTTCTATCTTGCCTCCCCGGCGGACAAGATCCGCGACATATCCGGCTACAGTGATGAATTCGTATTGGTTTTTTGGCTGACGGCCGGTATTGGCTTGCCAAGCGGCAATTTCAGCCATCAGCTTCAGAGCGCAATCTTCGATGTTCATGGCAATCCCTCATGGGCACGCGAGGCGCCAATCATACCACATCATGGTTCTTGAATGACAGACGCCTTATCCGAGGCCATTCGCGCTTGGCTGACGGCGGAGTTGCAGACGGCCGTTGTCGCCGCGCTCAATCCCACACCCCCGACGCCGGCCACACCAACGCCAGACCTAAACTCAAAACTGGATGCCATCATCATGACGCTCGACGACATCAAGACCGCGCTGGCTACCGAGGAGACGGCGGAAAAGCAGGCGATTGCTATCATGGCCCAACAGGCCGCAACGATCAGCAGTCTTAGCGCGCAACTTGCCACAGCGATTGCCAGCGGCAATCCGGCCGCCATGCAGTCGATCGTGACACAGATGCAGGCGGACGCCGCGGCGATGCAGGCCGCTGTGACCGCAGCCGGTGGAACCCCCGCCCCTGCTCCAACCACCCCTGTGCCTGTCGCTCCCGGCGCGCCAGTCATTACCTGAGAGGCGCGCAACAAATGGCGGAAGCGGTTAAGCCTCGTCTCAAACCTTGGCCCGCGCGCTTTGTCTTCGGATATCGCCTAGCTCGCGAGGGTTTCAAACGAAGCCGAATGCGCAGCATTCATTCAGCCTGGATACTGAATCGGCCCTGGTGGTTGAGTCAGCGAGCGCGCGCAGCAAAGCAAAGGTCCACCAATGGCAGATGATCCGAACCCCGTACTTCGCGCGGAACTTGTCGCCGCGTTGGCCGTGCTGGCTCCGCAGATTCGTGGCCTCCACGATCTCGCCGTCGTTTCCATCTCCACCGAGCTGGCGGCTGAGGTCGCCAAACAGATTGCCACTCGCACCGACCGGCGCGATCTGATCAACGCTGTCATAGCGGCACTCGACGTTGCCTGGCAGTCGCTGAATACGCTGCAAGCTAACGGATATCCGTCTCTTCCAACCGTGCCCCTCCAGGCCGCTCTGCTCTCGGAATTGCACGGCGAAAATAATGATCTAGGCGCCGCTATGGGCCTGTTCACGCCAGAACCGGCGATCGTTTTGGATGTCGCGAACGCGCATCTCACTTCTCAGCCGGCTCCGGCATCTCCGGGACCGTAACCGAGGCGCCAGTGCACGGCGCTAACACAAGGAGACTCCCACATGGATATTCACAATACTCAGGTAGCGCATATCCCACTGACGCTCACTACCACCGATGCCGCTGGCGTTGTCACCGTCGTGCCGGTGCCGGCGGGCGATGTGTTCACCGCGGTTTCCAGTTCTCCGTCGCTCGGTGTGGCGGTTGCGCCGGACGCTACCGGTAATCAGGAACTCGTGCTTACCCCTCTGGTTCTCGAAAGCGATGCGGCCAATGCCGGCGGCAATATCACCGTGACCGTGACGGACTCGGCAGGTGACACGGCCGGCGAACTGACCGGCGCGAACGCGATCAACATACTGATTGTGCCGCCCGTCCCTAAGGTTGCGCTTGGGACGCCGACTTTCTCGGTACAACCAGCTCCGACCGCGCCCGGGCCGTAAGGCTACCCGGCTCACGTGTGGTCCCCGGCCTTCGGGTCGGGGGATGCACCCCATTGCCCAGATCCCTCCGGGCGATCCGCCGTAGCGCTGGCGGTCACAGTGCTCTGTTTCCTCCCGAAGACTAACAAACTCCGCCCGGCGATTGCTGAAGGCCGGGCGGTATTTTCTGGGGTTTTTATGCTCCCATCTTTGAAGGGCGAGCCTCCTATCGAGCGTTGGGCCATTCAGGAAAAAGCCGCAATCGCGATCTGCATGACAGGGATAGGGGCGGGGGTCGTGGGGGGGTGCGTCTGCGCGCGTGACCAGCGAAGACCCAGCCGTGATGTGCCTCGCTGTCGCGAATGTTTGGTTGCGGCAATTGCTGTCCAACAGATTTTCGATCCATAGGAGAGCGCCATGGGTTTGATACTCATTGTCCTGGTAATACTGCTTCTGTTCGGCGGAGGCGGCTATTACGGCCACACCTCTGGATATTACGGCGGGTATGGATTCGGCGGAATTGGACTGATCGGCATCATTATCATCCTATTCCTTGTCTTTCGAGGCGGCTTCTAGCGATGGTTGATGCTCTTCCTTCCGAAGCCATGCGCCGGCTAGAGATCGAGGTGTCTTGGAGGCAATGGGCGCTTGATTGCGCATTCCTGAACGTCGCGAACAGAGGCGACCTAGAGGCAGTTTTCATTGAGGCCGAAGCAATACTGGGCTGGACGCTCAAGAAGCTATGACCCAAGACCTGATCGCGCTCGATCGCGGCTCTGTTCGGTCGGTTGACATTGACGGCCACCTCCACGTTGCGCTGAACCCGATCAGCAAGGCCAACGTCTGCCCATACGCTTTTGAGGAGATACCAGACGCTCAAGCGTTGGGTTTGAAGCCTGGTCAAATATACCAGCTTTACCGTGACCCCATCGAACTTGCTAAGGCGGCCCAGACTTTCGATGGTAAACCGCTCTTGCTTTTGCATAAAGTCCAGTCTGCGGACAATCATTCCCGCGATCTTACGGTTGGCTCCGTAAACAACGCGGTGTTCCAGGCGCCATACCTCATGGCCGAACTGGACATCTGGGACGGTGAGGCAATTGCCGGCATCGAGTCTGGCGACCAGCGCGAGTTGTCATGTGGGTATCGTTATCGTGCGGTGATGGAGCCTGGAACCGTTGCCGGGGTGAAGTTTGACGGCAGGATGGTCGATATCCAGGCCAACCATGTTGCGCTTGTACAGTCAGGCCGTGCCGGAGCAGATGTCGTAGTTGGCGACAGTGCAATCCAACTAACCAAAGTAAAGGACGAACACATGGCTAAAGCAGCCGTTCAAACCCGCGCGGCGCTCTACGCCAGCGGTGCGTTGCGTGCGTATTTGCGGCCCAAGTTGGCGGCTGATGCCAAATTCGATCTGTCAAAGATCGTTGGTGCCGTCGCGGGGAAGACATGGGACGCCGACAGCAAGCGCATAAAGATCGCCCTCGATACTGCGTTGCCCAAGGGCAGTAAGCTTCTCGCGGCCGACGCTGATCTCGCGGATGTTGAGGAGCTACTGTCCGAGTTGAA